GTTGTACATACAGCAGGCCACCCCCTAACCCCCCTTCCCGCCCCTAGACTTGTTGCATATTTATCACATGGGGGTGTCATTCCTGCCACAGTGTTACCTGATTGTGTCACCTGTTGCCCGTATGTCACAGGTTGGAGTAGGTATGTTATACTATAACACTATTGTTGCGGTGTTACACCCAGACAACCCCTCACACATTCTAACCCATTGGAAAGGCTACATAACTAGGTCATCTAACTAGGTAACTTTTTCTTTCCAGTATAATGTATATACATACGGCTCTAAATTAATTTGTAACAAGGTGCATTTTATTGTTGCAATGCTTTCCAATGTCTGATCTTAATAGGTCATCGGCAAGCAAACACCGACACATACGGAACACCAGCGTCACTGAGTCAACCTGAGCTACTGAGCAAGCCCTAGCAATCAAGAGGGGCACGGAATGTTAAAAAGCTCAGCCTATGCCTTTCGGATACTGACCACGGCAAGCTGATCCGCCCTAGAGTATAGCGGAGAAAACGATACTCGCTGACGAGACGCAGTTGTGAAGGTTAAAAGCAACGTCTCAGAATAAGACTAAAACAAGACTGTTGACACATTAAAAAGTATCTGCCAACTTGAATAGGCAAAACGGGGTTAGACCTAAGCAACACGAAACAGGCGGCGAGGCCTAGGAGTTGCGGCGATGGATTGATCTTATGAGGGGAAACCCGAACGCTGTTTGACATTATGAATATATAGCTTGATTGCCTAGGGTTCACCCCGATAATGGCCTGAGGATAGAGCTAGGGTAGGCTGCACAGTAAGCAGATACAAACGCCCTAGCTCACCTTAACACTCTAGCTTATTCCCTGACGTTAGCATGGATGTCCGTGCTAATCTCTTAGGATAAACTCGAAAGGAAAAGACTATGGATAAAGATATCAAAGCACTAGCTGAGCAAATGCGTGACGTTGCAGAAGAAAACTGGCAAGCCTTGAGTGCAGAATATTGGAGGCTTCACAAGCGTATTGAGACAGAGGCATTCATCTCAAGATGGGAACAAATGGATGCAATCCGCAAGCTGTCACAGCTAGGATTGGCGCTTCATGCATCTGGGGAGGCTCTTAGTGCGATAAATACGGTTCGCTGCAATTAAGGTTTGATTTATTGGGTGCATCTGTAGTGGGTGCACCTAGATAAACCAAAACTTAAACTTGAAAGGAAAGACAAATGAGCACTTGGGGACATATCAAAAGTGACATGGCACGTAGTCTACTCGAAGGCCGTGCACCTGCCGACAAAATAAATCTAAGTATTGTGCTGGATAACATGCTGAGAGAGCAAGGCTTGGATTATAGCAATACAGACTTACCTGAGGAAGTATTTTGGGCACGTGCTGATGCTCTGGATAAGGCTCATGCGGCTTACATGGAAGGTGATATTGGATTGTGTATGAACCGTGTTAAGACATACTATTTAACGTGAGGCTTTGGCTTTCAGGGTGCACCTATTGCGGGTGCATCTATGTAAGCTAAACTTGAAAGGAAAGAACATGCTTGAGAAAGTAATCTTCGCAATAGACAATGATAAAGACACACATGCGCTAGCTAAGTTTCTGCGCCATGTAGACACAGAGCAAGTAATGGGACGCTTTGGCCCTATGCAACACCTGATCGGCTCATATGAGGGTGCTATGGAGTGTTCCTATATGATTGACGCCAGAGACCTACCTAAGGTGCAGCGCTTTATTGAGTATCAGGACAGCGTGTTGCATGTGCCAGCTGACACAAGACAGCCTTGTCACCTTGTGTTTAATCGTCTGTCAGATCAACCTAACATGATGCTAGAGCCTATGCGTGAGGTTTCCCATGCCTTTGCCTTAAAGCAATATGCTTGGACATATAATCTCGCCACTGGCAGATACTTTGTGTGCTAACATGATACTGTTTGAGGTATTCTACCTATGCCCTAAGCTTGAGAATATAGCTGAGGCATACATAAAGGCAGCTAGTGCCACTGAGGCTCTAGCCATAGCAGAAATAAGAGGGATTGACGTTCTGTATCTTGAACGTATAGCCTGATCAAAAGCAAACAAAGTGAGCAAAGGAGTAAACTATCATGGCACAACACGTTCGCAACATTCTTAAACTATATCGCCAAGCTACTCAGGAAGATACTGCTAATGGTGTCGAATGGTATGCAAGAGCTGAACGTATGGCTAAGGCTATCGCTGAGGACGCTGGCTTGCCACTACCTACCGTGATTGGTGTCATGGCCGCACTGTCACCTAATAACCGCTGGGAACGTAACTGCAAGGATGCTGCGACTATGTGTCAAGCTTGGGTTGCAGGTGAGAGCATGGATAGCTTCAAGGTGTCATGCTATAACACAATGAAACAGAAGGCTTGGGATATCCTTGACCTAGGCTTGACAGACGACGAGGACATTCTGTCACACCTGAACGGCCAGAAGATTAGATCATTCTACTCTAACATTCGTGGGCTTGACGAGGTGACAATAGATGGCCATGCCTTGAACATTGCACGAGGTAAGCGTGAGGGATTGACAAGCGACAAGACCAACATGGGCAAGAGAGAGTACCGTGATCTTCAAGTTGCCTATGTCAAGGCTGCAAAGAGAGTTAAGATTAAGCCTCATGTTCTGCAGGCAATCACATGGACAACGTGGAAGCGTATCCACAACATTTAAGAGAGGGTAAGACTATGAATTATGAGCAGATCAAACTTAACCTAGCTGACATGTCCTGTATGTCGCCATCGCCTACACCTAAGGTAGCACTTGAACGTATTGAACAGCTTGAAGCAGCACTACATAAGCTAGCCTACTGGCTTGACACAGATCAGGAGATACTTGATAACATGACAGCAGCAGAACGTGACGATCACATCAGGATGCACAAGCTTGCCTTGGCAGCACTGTTCTAACACACAAAGGAGAAACACAATGAAAAACCAACACACAAAGATCATTCAACACCTTAAGACTGCCAAGGGACTAACAGTCCGAGAGGCTCTGATTGAATACAGCATTAGCAGCCTGACTAAACGAGTGCATGAGCTTCGGACCATGGGTTATGATATTGAATCCGTTCGTAAGCAACACCCCGTCACGGGTCAACGGTATACAAGATACTTCCTACTAGAGGAATTGACATGAGCATGTGTGGAGAGATAGAGAATTGCGAGCACGAGATGCAGCAACTCAAACAAAAGTTCTTTGAGCTGTCGTTTAAGTCTGAAACTATGGACAGGAAAGAGAGAGAGGGTAAGCTTGAGGAAGTCAGGCTTAAACTTTTAGACACCAGTCACAGGCTTAACATGCTCTTAGAGGCGGTAAATAGACACGAGGGAGGCCCCCATGATTAGTTACCTATACAGGGTAGGGATCGCTACCTCTGTGCTCCTGAACGTGATCCTATTGGGTCATTCCAATCAGACATTCTCCGCCCGCAACTATGGATGGAAGAGAGAGGGTAAGCCCAATGCTGTTCGGTTTATTGATAGTATCTCCCGTGAGGGTCACTGCCGTGAATCATGGGTCCATTGGATCACAGCCAAAAGAAAAGTGAACATGAATGACGATTAGGGCTAGACGAATCAGAAATTAACGATATAATAAGTATTAACGATACCACCTGCTACATCTACCAGAAAGGATAGGCTAAGAATGTTACCTGTTACACTAGAAGACTTCCTACTTGGAATAGGTATCCTTCCTATCTCCCCTCTTGAGGAACTGGATACCGTAGTTAACCCTGTAGGTTATGATGAAGACCTGCCCACATACGATGAAGAAACAAAGGAGTACCTATTCTAATGACACAGATCACAACGACATACATCGACCACATGGGCAGTGACCTTTCAGTAGTCAACGCAGCACGGGTTAGCTTTGGTAAGAAGGCTGAATGGGAGTACCACGACAGTCAGACCATGCGTCTAGCAGATCGTGACACCAAGCTGATCAATTACCTAGCCAAGCATAAGCACATCAGCCCATTCGGTCATGCCTTCGCATCCTTCCACATCAAGGCTCCTATCTTTGTAGCACGACAACTTGTGAAACATAAGTTCCTGCGTTGGAATGAGATCAGCCGCCGTTACGTTGATGATGAACCTGAGTTCTATGTACCTGAAGTATGGCGTGGCCGTAGTGCTGACAAGAAGCAGGGGTCTGAGGGTGAGGTTAAACTTGGAACACTTGATGATGTTATTGTATCAGAGAGTCCCTTTGAAGCCCTTTGTGCGTACAGCGTATTGCTTGATGCAGGAGTAGCACCAGAGCAAGCACGTATGGTACTGCCACAGTCCACCATGACAGAGTGGTACTGGTCAGGTTCACTGGATGCCTTTGCTGACATGTGCCGCCTTCGGTGCAAGGAAGACACACAGTACGAGAGCCGCCTTGTAGCTGACCAAGTGTCTACTATCATGCAAGACCTGTACCCTGTCTCATGGGCTGCACTTATGGAAGGAGAAACAGAATGACTAAAGAAGATTTTGAAAAACTAGAGCAATTTGAAAAGCAAGAGCTTATTGCCATGTACCGCAATGCTCTTTTGCAAATCGAAGAACTCAAGAAACGGAACTCTGAAATGGGCTGGCGCTTGAACCCAGGGAGGAAACAGAATGACTGACCCGCTACCAAACCTGACACGCAGAGAGCGCATTGCGCTTTGGTTTATCATCCTCGCCTTGGATACTATCGGAGCCTACCGATGGAAGCATGAATGGAAAGAACTTAGTCAAGACTTGAGAAAGGAGCTTCGTGATGACTAAACGTAAGTTTACACCACCTACAGAGTTCCCCGCAGAGTATGTAGATGGCTGCGGTAAAAAGGCTGTGGTCTTAGGCATAGCACCAAACTGCTCACATCCTTTTATTGGCTATGACTTCGAAGGAGGAGCTTGTGCTTGGACTGCAAGCGGGGAGTTCACTGGCGGACGATTTTCAAGTAGCTTTGACCTCCACGACACCCCCAAGCGCATCACAACGTGGCACAATGTGTACAAGACATGGCTCGGCCTTCAGTGTGCCGCTAGAGAGTACGCAGACGCATGTAAGGATGGGGAAAACCGCCTCTGCGTCTACCGCATTGAACGTGACGAGGATGGCAGCAACCCTGAGATATTCGTGGAGGAAGTGTGATGTTTACAGTAGAGTTTGAACCTGAGTGCTCTGTTATAACATGTCTTGACAACAACGATGCTTTTGATGATGTTGAGGTAGTACTGTGTGAGGACAACTCAGTGTTTATTGTACAACACATGTTAGATGTGGATGATACGAACATTATCTACATGTCCTACCAACAACTTACTGAGATTGCTGCTGCTCTTAACATGACTGAGGGTGCATACACTCTAGAAACTAAAGGAGACTAAGATGATCTACGGACTATACGTTTTTGTTATCATGTATTCACTTGGGGCAATGCTCCTGCTTGCTATTACAGAAGCAACAGAAGAAGATAATCCTAATGCGGACTTCAAACTTGCCTTGTTCTGGCCTTACATTGCTGTTAGAGTAATCCTTGAACGGATTGTTTTCGGCCCATACAAGGATGATGAATGATGCGGTGTTACATCTGCAATGCAATGACAACAGACAACGAGATATACTGGGAAGAAGACAGGCAGGACTGGTCACCATGTCCTAAGTGTATCGCCAAGGTTAAGGAGGCACAGAATGTCGAGCTTTTCGATGGACTACGAACACAAGAAACACCAGCCATGCCAAAGCTGCGGGAGTAGTGATGGAGCATACCCCTACGAGGATGGTATCTACTGTCATGTCTGCAAGACTAAAACATTTAATGATGATGGAGACACACAAGTGACAGAACAGAAACAACTACCTCCACTACGGGGTAAGATCATGGCACTACCTAGCCGTGGACTGAACAAGGCAACAGCTGAGAAGTATCGTGCTCTCACATCAGACGATAAAGTTAGTCTGATATACACAACAGAGGGTAAGGTAACATCCTTCAAGGAACGTGGCCTGTCTGAGAAGACATTCAAGTTCAACGGCCCAGCGCAGACAGACCTATTTGGACAGTCAGCATTCTCCAAGGGAGGTAAGTCAGTTACCATTACCGAGGGTGAGTTTGATGCAATGGCTGCTTACCAGATGCTGTACATGTCGGAGCCTTGTGTTTCTGTAATCAACGGATCATCAGGTGCAGTCAAGGATTGTAAACGTAACTACGAGTGGCTTGATAGTTTCGAGAAGATCAACATTGCCTTTGATAACGACAAGGCTGGACAGGATGCAGCGATAGCAGTAGCTGAGTTGTTTGATCCCCGTAAGGTTCGTCTCGTTACAATGACACTGAACGATCCTAACGACTACATCAAACAGGCCCGTGAACGTGACTTCATTGATGCACACAAGAAGGCTGCTCCCTTTACTCCAGATGGTATCCTCGCTGGTTCATCCCTGTATGACGTAGTATCCACACCACCTGCTTATGACTGTGTACCCTACCCCTTCTCTGGGCTTAACAGTATGACCAAGGGGCTGCGGACTGGGGAGCTTATCACCTTCGTTGCTGGTACAGGTGTTGGTAAAACACAGGTAATGCGGGAGATACTGTACTCCCTGATACGTCAGGACAAGGGTAACGTAGGTACACTCTTCCTTGAGGAACCAGTACGTGACACAGGATTGGGCATGATGTCAGTCCACGCAGAGAAACCACTACACCTAACAGATACAATCTACACAAAGGAAGAATTTGATAATGCGTATGAGAACACTCTTGGAACTGGTCGGGTCTTTCTCTATGATTCTTTTGGCAGCAATTCTGTGGAACGTATTGTTAGCATGGTTCGTTATCTAGCACGGTCATGTGACTGCAAGTACATCATCCTAGACCACATCAGTATCGTTGTTTCTGATCACGCAAAGGATGAACGTAAGGCACTGGACGAGATTGCTACCAAGCTTAAGACCTTGACAGTGGAGTTAGATATCTGTTTGCTTATGGTGTCACATCTAAACCGTGACAAGAACCGCAAGCCACCAGAGGAGGGTGGGACTATCAACCTTCAGGACATTCGAGGGACAGCAGGTATCGGCCAGCTATCTAACATCATCATTGCCTTGGAACGTAACACACAGGCAGAGGATGAACTAGAACGTAACACTACACGGGTACGTGTAATCAAGAACCGTTTTACTGGTGAGACAGGGGTGGCTGACAGCCTGACATACTCCCGACACACTGGTAGACTTAAAAGCTACGAAGGATAAGAACAATGGACCCATATGATGAATACGGTATGATGAAAAGGGAGTTCAATACTTCTGATTTGAATAATGACAATTACTGTCTACGCATACACGGTGAGACTGGTAATCTGTATGTCTTAGACAAGAGAGATAATTCTGTTGTACATGTGTGGGAAGGATTCTTTTGGAAGTGGTTGTGGATACAAAACGATGGTGATGTTTTCCACAAGATGCAACACTTCTCCTACCTTGCAGGTTACACACATGCTATGCTAGACATGCTCTACGAGGTAGAAGATTTAGACGAAGAACAAAAGTTAGACATCCGAGATTTGATAAAAGAAAAGAGTCTTAAATATGGAAGTAGTTTTTGACATTGAGACAGACGCATTGGATGCTACAGTTATTCATGTTCTCGTGGCCAAACGTGTAGGTCAGGAAGGTTTCTATGTTATACGTGATGCTGAGACATTCAAACGTCTAGCTAAACAGGTAACACTCTGGATTGGTCACAACGTGATTGGCTTCGACATCCCTCAGATAAAGAAACTCTGGGGATATGAGATACCACTCAAGGATGTAGCAGACACACTTGTTATGTCTCGTTTGGCAGACCCTACCCGTAAGGGTGGTCACAGTCTTGATGCTCTATCAGGTAACGAGAAGATCGACTTCCATGACTTCTCAACCTACACTCCTGAGATGCTTGCCTACTGTAAACAGGACGTAGCTATCAACGAGAAGGTTTACCTACAACTCAAGGATGAACTCAGCAACTTCGGTAAGGCATCCATCCAGTTGGAACACCAGATGCAGGCCATCGTATGTGAGCAAGAGAAGAATGGTTTCATGCTTGACACTGATATTGCAGAGGAAATCTATACTACATGTCTACGAGAGACTAACCGTATCGAAGCAGAGATCAAGGAGTTCATGGTTCCTATCGCTGTACCTGTCAAAGAGGTGATCATCAAACATAAGAAGGATGGTTCTATCTACGCCAACCAGTTACTTGAGGGTTGCAATGTACAGGGTGACTACACCAAGATAGAATGGGAGGAGTTCAACCTTGGCTCACCTGTTCAGGTTAACAAACGTCTCGACAGACTGGGTTGGAAGCCAACAGTTAAAACCAAGTCAGGTAACTCATATAAGATTTGTCCTGAGAACCTCGCCACAATCCCTGACACAGCCCCTGAGGCCGTTAAAGGACTGAAGGCATGGAAGGTACTAGAGACACGGTGGAAGCTCGCACAGGAGTGGCTACAGAAGTCTCAGGCAACAGGTAGAGTACACGGTCGGGTCATCCTGACAGGTGCTGTAACACACAGGGCTGCACACCAAGGCCCGAACATGGCAAACATCCCCTCCGTACCACACGGTAAGGATGGTATCCTCTGGAAGATGGAGGGTATGTACGGTGCTGAGTGTCGTCAGGCATTCAAAGTACCAGAAGGTAAGTTGTTGGTGGGTACAGATGCGGCTGGTATTCAGCTACGTGTCCTTGCCCACTACATGAATGACCCTATCTATACTGAACAGGTCATTGATGGAGACATCCACACCTTCAATAAGGAAGCGCTGGGGAGGTACTGTAAGGATCGTCCCACTGCTAAGACATTCATCTATGCATTCCTACTAGGTGCAGGTACAGGTATGATCTCAAGTATCCTAGGCTGCAACAACAAGCAGGCTAATGAGGCAATGGCTAACTTCTACGAGGCTATCCCTGCCCTCAAGAAGCTTAAGTCTCAGGCCTCACAAGCAGCCAGCATGGGGTGGATGAAAGGATTGGATGGTCGTGTACTACGAATAGGTAGTGACCACCTAGCTCTCTCTGTTTATCTACAGGGAGGTGAAACAGTAATCATGCGTTTAGCCAATGTCTTCTGGCAACGCCAAGCAAAGAAGGAAGGGATTAACTTTAAGCAGTGTGCGTGGGTTCACGATGAATGGCAGACAGAAGTCGATGAAGATCAGGCACAGAGACTAGGAGAGATACAGGTACAGGCTATCAAGGATGCAGGTACTTTCTTTAAACTAAACTGCCCGATGGATGGAGAAGCAAAAATCGGGAAGAACTGGCTCGAAACGCATTGACACAGTATTTTGTGTAGTGTACAATAATCAAACAGACTAACGCCATAAGGAGATAAACATGGCCGACAAGAAAATCGTACTGAAGAACGTAGAAGTAAGCTGGGCAAAGTTGCTGGAGGCAGGCCTCAAGTATAAGTCAGAGACAGAGTATGAGTTCTCTGTAGCAGTCAAGGCCAACGACCAACTACGTGACTTGATGAAGTCCTTCAAGCTTAACAAACAGTTTAAGTCTAAGGACAGTACATTCGATGGTGAAGAGTTCATTCAGCTTACTCTTGATACCCGTACAAAGAGTGGTTGGGTTCGTCACGGTGAAGTCTTTGATGAGTTTGGTGACCCTACTAAAGACCTAATTGGTAATGGTTCCACCATGAACCTGTTTGTCAGCATTGGTCAGAGCAGCTACGGTAACCTGATCAAGCTTGGTCACCTCGAAGACATGGACATGGAAAGCAAGGAGATGATGTTCCACTTTGGTCAGGTCATGGAACTCGTACCATTCGAAGCACCGTCTGCTGTTATCAAGAAAGAGAAGCAGATCAACGAGTCAGTAGAAGCTACAGCAGAAGACGAGATGGAGATTCCTTTTGGGTGATATCCTCGTTACCAAAGAGGGAGACGAGTACGAGGGGCTATCACTGCCCCTCTACTCTATCGAAGAGACAGGTGTTGTACTACGAGAAGGGACTAGACTTTTGTTCTACTACGACGATGAGGTAGAGAGTGACGGACTGTACGAGGATGCAGAGGCTGACATACTTCCCGAAGATGCTCAGGCTCGTAAGGACATCCCAGTGTACTCAGGGTTTATCACTTACTTCCCTGATGCAATCGTAGCTGTGTCAAAGCTATCACTTGCTGGTGGTTTGCAACATGGCCAGACACGAGAGACACTTCACTGGGACAGGAGTAAGTCTACTGACCACAAGGATGCCCTGATGCGTCACCTAATTGAAGAAGACTGGACCGCTGTTGCATGGCGAGCACTGGCTCAACTTCAGAAGTCTATCGAAGACGAAAGGAAATGACATGAATGAAGACACTAAGAGCATTGATACTCTCATTGAGGACATCTACTCTGTCTTCACAGAAGGTTACAGTAAGTCTCCCGTAAACGAAGAGATGATTGATGCTTTTGGTGAAGCCATGAAGACATTGATGAGGTCTCGTCTAACACCTCGTGAAAGTTCAGGAGGTACTCTTCGACTATCAGCTATCGGTAAACCCGCACGACAACTGTGGTACGACAGCCGAGGAGTAGAGAAGCCTGATTTCACGGGGGATCAACTGCTTAAGTTCTTCTATGGTGATGTGATCGAAGAAGTTCTTCTTACCCTAGCTAAACTTTCTGGTCACATTGTGACAAATGAGCAACAGAAAGTAGTAGTCGCAGGCATTACAGGACACATGGACGCAGTGATTGATGGTCATGTGATTGATGTTAAGTCTGCATCTGCTACGGCATTCAAGAAGTTCGACCAAGGTTCCCTTCTGTTTGATGATCCCTTCGGGTACATGAATCAGATTGCTGCATACTCTGAGGCTGTAGAGGGTAACAAGGGTGCAGGGTTCTTGGCCATGAATAAGGTTGACGGTAAGTTAACACTGTTCCAACCAGACCCTGAGTACCTCCCTAACACACAGGAACGAGTAGACTACCTTAAGGAAGCCTTGGCCTCTGACACACCACCAGAACGGTGCTACGAGGAAGTAACTGAAGCTAGCGGGAATAAGAAACTCCCTATGGGTTGTGCCTTCTGTTCCTTTAAGAAGGAGTGTTGGAAGGATGCTAACAATGGTTCAGGTCTACGGGGTTTTGGGTATAGCTTTGGTACTGTGTATCTTACACATGTCGAGAAAGCCCCCAGAGTAGGGGAAGTGGAAGTTGAATAGTAAGAGTTCCACTAGGAAGAGAGCACTCAAGGCTGGGTATAGGTCTGGCCTTGAGGAACAAACAGCCAAGGACTTAAAGAAACGTGAGGTTCCATTCTCTTACGAAGAGAGAAAGATCAAATGGTTAGACAGCAAGATACGGACATATACTCCCGATTTTGAATTGCCTAACGGTGTGATCATTGAGACCAAGGGCAGGTTCGTAGCTGCCGATAGACGTAAGCACTTGGAAATAAAGAAACAATTCGGAGACAAGTATGACATCAGGTTTGTTTTCACGAACAGCAAAGCAAAGCTTTACAAGGGGGCAAAGTCCTCCTATGCTGACTGGTGTAACAAACATGGTTTCCTCTACGCAGATAAGACCATACCTGAGGAGTGGTTAAATGAATGAAGACTTAGTTACCCGTATCGTTGATAGGTTTAGTATTGCTGAACTAGCAGAGGTTGTAGGTATTACTCCTCGTATGTTCATTGATGCCTTTGAGGACGAGATACTTGACAACCTAGCAGCCTTGGCTGATATTGACCAAGGGTTTGTAATAGAGGATGATACTGATGAAGATGAATGACTACCAACAACAGGCTGTAGAGACAGCCATCTACCCTAGCACAGCACAGGTTACCTACCCTGCTATGGGTTTGGCTAATGAAGCTGGTGAGGTTCTTGGTAAGGTAAAGAAGATCATCCGAGATGGTACGTTTAACCGTGATGATATCGCAGATGAGCTTGGAGATGTTCTCTGGTACGCAGCTGCACTAGCCCGTGACCTTAACACTGACCTATCTTCCATTGCTCAACGTAACTTGGATAAACTGGCTAGTCGTAAGGAACGTGGTACACTCCAAGGCAGTGGTGATAAACGATGACATGGTTCTGGAGATACCTCAACTACCTAGCTACATGGCGTGAACATCGTAACGTCATTAAGCAACTTAATAAGTTCAGTGACAGAGAGCTGAAAGATATTGGCATCACCCGTGGAGATATTGATCGACTGGTGTGGCTCAAAGAAGATAAACAAAAACGAGGATCGCAGGAATGACCGCAAACTACCAAGAAGTATCAACACGTGCAGAGGTTGTAACACGGCGTACGTACAACCGTCCTCTCAACGATGAGGGTACAGTGTTCGAGACATGGGAACAGACAGTAGACCGTGTAATTGACCACCAGCGTTGGCTCTGGGAACGTCAGCAACGTGCAGAGCTTAATGCTATACAAGAGGATGAGCTTGCAGAGCTTCGACAACTTATGCTCAAACGTAAGGCTACTACATCAGGACGTACACTCTGGCTCGGTGGTACAGACGTAGCCAAGACACGTGAAGCATCACAGTTCAACTGTAGCTTTGGTAACGTAGAGACAGTACATGACATTGTAGATGCTCAACACTTGCTACTACAGGGTTGTGGCGTAGGCTTCTATCCAGCTGTGGGTATCCTCAGTGGTTTCACTGCCCCCGTAGAAGTACAGGTAGTACGTTCTGAGAAGCAGAAGTCTGATCCTAAGGGTGCAGAAGACAACGTAGAGGCGTTCTACCAAGAGGGTGGCAAGACAGTCTGGGAGGTTGTTGTAGGTGACTCAGCAGAGGCTTGGGCTAAGTCGTTTGGCAAGCTTGTAGCAATGAAGAAGCGTGTAGACATCATTCGTCTCAACTACCGAGAAATCCGTGCTGCTGGTATGCGCTTGAAGGGTTACGGATGGATTAGCTCTGGTGACTCAGACCTGTCAGTGGCACAAACAAATATCTGTGGTATCCTCAATGATCGTGCTGGTCAGCTTCTACGTCACATGGATATCCTTGACCTGCTTAACCACATGGGTACTGTACTGTCTTCACGCCGTAGTGCAGAGATTGCTGTACTGCCTGTGACTAACCCAGAGATTGATGCCTTTATCTCAGCTAAGAAGGACTTCTGGTTGCATGGTAATGAACATCGTCAGCAGTCTAATAACTCAATCATGTTTGACACTAAGCCTACCAAGTGGGAATTGTCTTACATCTTTGATAAGATTGTAGAGGCAGGTGGCTCAGAGCCAGGATTTATTAATGCTGAGGCTGCTCGTAAACGTGCTCCTTGGTTCAAGGGTGTTAACCCTTGTGCTGAAATCCTCTTGGGTAACAAGTCCTTCTGTAACCTCGTCGAGGTAGACTGGGGTAAGTTCCTTGGTGATCAAGGTGGTCTCGAACGTGCTGTCTGGCTTGCTGCTCGTGCTAACTATCGTCAGACTTGTGTAAACCTTGATGATGGCATCTTGCAGCGTTCATGGCATGAACTAAACGAGTTCCTGCGTCTCTGTGGTGTCGGTGGTACAGGTATTGTGAAGTTCCTTGATCACTACACAGGACGTAACAACGTAGCATCTATGCTCCAGTCACTGCGTTACCATGCCCACAAGGGTGCTAACTCAATGGCAGAAGAGTTTGGTACACCACTAGCAAAGGCTGTGACTACTGTTAAACCATCTGGTACGTTGTCGAAGATCATGGACACTACAGAGGGTGTACACAAACCACTCGGCAAGTACATCATCAACAACATCACGTTCTCCAAGGATGATCCTATTATTGGTTCACTTGAGGTAGCTGGGTACAAGGTGTTCGACAAGCCGTTTGAACCTTCAAGCAAGCTTGTAGCTATGCCTGTGTGTTACGATGATGTTGTCTTTGATAAGGTAGAAACAGATCGTGGTGTCGTAGAGGTCAACCTTGAGTCAGCAGTAACCCAGCTTGAACGGTACAAACTGTTGATGGACAACTACGTAGATCACAACTGCTCTGTCACAATTAGCTATGATCCTTCCGAGGTTCCTGCTATTATTGAGTGGATTCTGGCTAACTGGGATACATACGTAGGTGTCTCATTCATCTATCGTAATGATCCTACCAAGACAGCAGAGGACTTGGGCTACGCCTATCTGCCACAGGAAGTCATCACTGAGGAAGCATATGTGGCTTATACGTCACAGTTGAAGCCTCTTGATCTTTCTGGTCTTACATCAGATGATGACTTGGTAGATGAAGCTTGTGCAACTGGTGCATGTCCTATTCGGTAAACTCCCTTGGTAACACCTGAGCATGTGTCTAAACTGCTCACCTTAACACAGAAAGGATGGACATGCAGAAGTACGTAATGTTAACTCAAGACAACTGTAAGTACTGTACTGCAGCGCTGGGGTTACTTAACAGTCACGGCTTCAATACCGAAGTCTACAACGTAGCTGACAGGAAGAACAACCCGATGATTGATTCACTGATTGTCACTAAGACAGTCCCCCAGATATACGCCCCTGATGGTCAGTTCATCGGAGGTTACACAGAACTTAAGGAGTATCTCAATGACAGCAGTACGTAAGAAATTCAACAGAGCCTTGTACGAAGCATACGACACACCTGCTCGTGATGCTCTTGTTGGTTACCTTGAGACAAAAGGTCACATCATCGTTAACAACGAGGAGAACTTCAATGTTGATGTTGTTTCTCAGAAGGGAGGTTACACTTACTTTAACGAGGTAGAGGTTAAGACTGCATGGAAGGGTGACTGGCCTACTCACTGGACAGAGATACGTATCCCCCAGCGCAAGCAACGTCTACTGGATAAACATGTTGACGATGGTAAGAGTGTTCTTAACTTCTACATCTTTCGACCAGACTTCAAGCAGGCATGGCGTATCAAGGACACACTGTTAACACAGGAAAGTCTTAAGGAAGCCAAGGGTCGTTACATCCAGAAGGGTGAGAAGTTCTTCCATATTCCTTTCACACAAGCAGAGTTGATCAAAGTATGAGCAAAGAGCCTCCAAAGAAACAGACACGTACACGGAGAAAGACAACATACAAGGGGGCTGATTCCAAGAAGACATCGGGGCTAGTCCCTCGTACTGATAAACAGAAAGACCTCATTGATGCACTTAAGACAAGTCGCCAAATCTTTATACTTGGGCCTGCAGGGACTGGTAAGACATATGTCACGGCGACTCATGCAGCCGACCTCTACACGACGAAAGAGATTGATAAGATCGTCATCACAAGACCTCACGTTGCCGTAGGTAAGGAGCTAGGGTTTCTCAAGGGTGATCTAACAGAGAAGACGATGCCTTGGGCCTTGCCTGTTCTTGATGTTTTAGAGAAGCATCTAGGTAAGGGAGCAGTCGAGACTGGTATCAAGAACGGTAACATTGAGATGGCCCCTCTAGCCCTCATGCGTGGTCGTAGCTTTGAGAATGCTTTCATCATTGTTGATGAGACACAGAACATCAGTACTCACGAGTTGAAGATGTTGCTTACACGAGTGGGTGAGGGTACAACCATCGTCCTTAACGGTGATGCTCAACAGTCTGACCTTAAGGAAGCAGATGGTTTGTCAAAGGTTATCCACCTCGCCAAGAAACATCAACTACCTGTACCCATCATTGAGTTCAGTGTTGATGATATTGTAAGGTCTGACATCACAGCAATGTGGGTTAAGACATTTATGAAGGAAGGACTGTAAATGTTTACAGCTATCATTCTAATGTGTACCCTAGACGGTAACCTGTGTAGGGCAGTATCTCACCCTGTTGTTGTTAGTGATCTCATGTCCTGTACTGTACTACTCGGTGAGGGAGTTAAGACCATTGAGGATCAGGGAGGTTGGACAGTAGTAAGTTATCGTTGTCTCTCTTGGGGTGAACCCACCTAAACAGATACATACACAAAGAAATAGCCCCCTTGGATTTCTCCTTGGGGGCTTTACTTATTTGGAGAAGGCGTCATTGAGAAGTATGATCTCAAGCTTCTGTACCTGAAGGGTAAGTTCATGTGTAGTGGATATGTTCCACCCTAGTAGAGCTAGGAGTGCCGCAAAGAGGACACCCATGATTGCTTTTGTTTCCGTGTTGTCTCCCTTACTTGGCACGGTCTCTCTCCATCATAGTCTTTATAGCCTTAATGTTCTCATCAATGCGACCCATAGCAACAGCCTGAGCCTGAACACTTGCTTCTAGAGCAATTAAACGGGTCTCATGGCGTACCAGTTCTCTCGTATTACTTTCGATCTCACTGTCTAACGAGGCAACGAACCACACGAGGGCTATCGTTTGCATGACGATTGCAAGTATAAAGGTTACGGGAACTGATTTGCTTAAGTGCCATTGATTGTCAGCCACGGTATCTTCCTAGTGTTATTGTTTTTAAGAGACCAATCCAGATTTCTCTGGGCGAAGGGAGAACCCATCCAAGGATGAGGAGAAGGATAACCCAGATAGGGATGTCCTGATTACTTATGTTGAGAGACCCCACAGAGCCACTGGGAGCCACCCCTGAGTACACAGTCTCAGCCTTGGTAATGTCACCTACCTGAACGCCTGTCTGGTTGTTCTCAGCGCCTGCCTGTACGTTGGCAGCTACGTTAGGTCCACCGCCCCCTAGGAGGGACATAGGGTTGAGACAGCCCCCAAGGAAAAGGACTAGGCTTAAACAGACAATAAACCTCACCATCACAGTTTACCCAGATTGATAACCATTTCGGTTTCGTAAGGCTTGCCCTGTTCCTTCAACTCTTCCTGCTTGGCGTATGCCAGTATTGATGCAACTTCCACAGGGCCAGCACTAAACAAAACACTGAGAGCATCTTCTGCGTTACCACCCTTACGGGCCTCAACAAACTTTTTACGTTTTGGACCTTCGTTGAAGTTGTAAGTATTCCTGATTATGGTGTTACCGTCAGCGTCTTCTTCGAACTTGAAACCACCTACTGTTCTGGCCATACGAAGATCAGGGTCAAACACACCAGCAAGAATACCACCCTTTAGAACATCGCCTTCGGCTGTTCCGAAATCTTTATAGTCTACACTTGATCTGCCTGCAGCCTTAGCTTTTTTAACTGCACTTGCCAGAGCACTTAGGTCGGAGCCATTTAAGTTTTCCTCAGTAAGAGTACCTCCTGCATCAAAGAAGTTACTGGCCAAGAACTTAAATTCACTTAGACCAGAACCCATCAAACCTTCACCTGCGGCCTGTGCGGTATCCATGATTGCTGGAAGAACACTGCTTGCGGCTTCTACACCAGTTGCGGCTGCATCCATCACATCTTCTTGCTCAGGAAGGTAGTCGTATACGTCCTCTGCTACGTCGATAATGGCTTCCTTACCTGAAGCGAGAGCCTCTGCTGCTCCGTCTACTACAGACTGCCAGAGAGAAGCACCAGTGCTTGTAACATCCTCAACTACACTACTTGTCTGTGCAGCTGCTAGGTTCCATGAGCTTGCCATTACTGTTCAATCTCCGCAATTACCTTATTCAGGGTGTTATTGTCTACGTGCTTGAAGCCCTCCCAGATACCACGGAGTCTACTACGTTTTTCAGAGCTTGTCTTACCACCACCAACTGCTTCCTTAGCAAGGAAGAGAAACATCTTGTCCTGTGTTTCTTTGTTAAAGACGGTATCAGCTGGAAGTTTCATACGACGAGTGAGATCACGGAGTGTTGAACCTACAATCTGATACTTACCCATAGGTGTAGAGGTAAGACCCTTCTTGTATGCGTAGGTACTCTTAGCTAGTCGGGGCTTAACATACTGCCCGTAGGCTCCTGATGCTCTTGAGAACTCAGAAAGCTCCCCCAGTGTCATACTTGAAACAGAGACATCCTTAAATGGTGTGTTTTGTTTCTCGAAGTTACCATAGAGTGTGTCATAGCTCTGAGCCTCTACCCTACCGAGTGTAGTCTGAGTAGTAGAAGTAGGTTGCAGAGCAGCAACACCGCTTGTAGAAGAGGTTGAGGTTGCAACAGCACCTGCTTGGTAGGTAGCACCACCCGTAGAGGGAGATGCTTTAGATTGATAACTGCCTACGTTAAGCAATTCAGGTTTATAGTCAGGCATGTCCTTAGACAGTGTTTGACCTTTGTTCCATGCACTTGTCATATTAAGGCTTTCTGTAAGTTTTTCCATCTGCGGGATCAATAAAATAAGAACCACTAGGTAGACTGTTATAGAAATCAACACCTTCTTCATCTGTGGCCCCTTTGAAAGTAAATGGATTTTCTTGACCACCAAGTGCTGGAGGAAGTTCAGTAGTTGTAATAGTATTACCGAGAGTATCAGCAGTTTCCTGTGCAATCTTGGCTGCCTCTGGGTCTTCAGTAAACGATGGGAGAGCCAGTTTCAACTTAGCTGCAGTGTCTTTGAAACCTTTCAGGCGCTGGGGGATACCACGTACGGTGTTATACCGACTTGCCATACCCTTCCAGAGAGAACTCTCAAGTACTTTAGTTGCTGCATCAAACCGTTCAAACTCAGGTGAGTCAGGAGTGATCTTACCCTCACGAGCAAGACGGTTCTTCAGGCTGATCTTGGCTGTTCCACCCTCTGCCCAGAGTGCTTCAAAGTCTCCACCATAGTAAACAGATACAACAGCTGCAATCTCTTGCAGTACTGGATCGTCCTTGGCATCAAGAGTAAACTTACCGTTAGTCTCATCAATCTTAACCTGAGGGATACGGCTTACAAGACCAGCAGCAAGTACACCATAACGGGCTTGGTTGTGTTGAAGTGCTGCACCCATCTGAGCACGGAGGTTACCAGCTACACGCCCAGCCTCTCCGCCCTGTGCCTGCAGTGTATTCAAACGAGCAATGTTACGGTTAGAGAAAAGAACATCAAAGTTCTGTGAGGAAGGCTTATCATTCTGAGTGAGGTCATATGAAAGAGCAGTAACACTTGAGGCATAGGCATTGATAGCCTCAGGAGAGTCAAGAGAACCCGCCTCAAGAGCTGTAATAGCTGAACGGTGGTATGATCTGAACTTAGCCTTCTCTACAATCTTCATCCCATCGTACTTCTCCCCCATCTCTGCAGGGAATGGACTAGGCGGAATGTCAAAGCCACCCTCAGGAGTTTCTCCTGTCTGTTGACCAGAGGGTGCAACACCCATAAACTCAAGAACAATAGGATCAAAGTTAAGAGTTGAGTGGTCAATTTCTGGGATTTTCCCCATAGTTGCCAAATCTGCAGTAACATCTGGTGCAATCTGAGCAGCCATCTTTGTCATAAACTCAGGTGAACTTGCTGCTAGGGCAGACATAGGGTTTTTGCCCGACAGAGAGATAACACCCATGAGTTGCTTTGCTTTAGCAGTAGCACCCTTGGCATCATAGTCTTCTAGACGAGTAAAGAGTTCTTGGATATTGTTAAGCCGTGTCTCCATGACATCCCACTTCTCAAGTGCCAGCTTACCAGATGGTTTCTGGAAAGAAGGTTGTGACTTAAGGAGGAGGAAGCCATCAAGAAGTTGACGTACACTGTCAAGGCTGAAGTTCTCACCACGTTGTTCTACTTGAAGGGCAGCAGAAACAGCACTGGTGAAGCTATCAAGTGTCTTCATGTTCTGATCAAAGCCAGCATTGAAGTCAATGTTGCCCTGTAGGATACCAGCATTAGCTGCTACCTGAAAGGCTGCATAGTTGTTACGAGCACGTTCAGCAGCTACATCACGAGAGATTGTCTCACCCTCTGCCTCTGCTTTCTTCATCTCAATGTCAATGTAACCTAGACGAGTCAATTCACCCGCATTGTTAAACAGGCTTGTGGCTGTGTCTGCAGGAGTTTCAACCTGTTTAGGAACAAGGAAGATATCCTCACCAAACAAGTTTGTAACAACAGCCTTTTCCTCTGGGTTAAGACCTAGAGACGCAAAGTCAGCTGCGTACTTCTGAGAAACAGCATCTGGGCTTAGACCCTTGGCAAGGTCTTGTTGAGCATTCTGAAGAGTAGTCTTAAAGACTGTACGATCTCTGTCTGTTTGAGTAGCACCACTACCTGCACGTAATTTAGCCTGACGAGCACCTGCGTCAAGAAGGCCTCCCAAAGCTGAAGCAGCAATGGAAGTACCTGACATATTCTGTACGGGTTGTGGTGCGGCTGCGGCCCCAGATACATTCTGGTCTAGTGTAAAAGCCATGTCTTATTCTCCTTGAGCAGCTTTAGCTGTAATTTGGGAAGCTTGTGATTGTCCAGTTGACTTCTTGATCAGGTCTGTCATTGTCTCTAGGTTAACAACAGCTGAGTAAAGCTTGTGCTGGTTCTCTGCGGAGAAGCCCCCGTCTTCGATGAGGTTCATTACATCGTTGTAAAGCTCTCTTCCTTCTTCCATTTTAGCAGGTTCTCCTGTGGAAATCAAGTCCAAAGCTTTGGTAGCCCATGTATCAATACGCCTACGGGCATCCTTGAACTTGGCATCCTCCTTGTAGGAGATATTCTTAGCATCGTAGTGGTTCAGTACTTTCATTGGTGTAGCACCACCGATAACAGCAGCTGCAAGACCTACGCCTACTTCACCAAACTCACCAGCAAGACCTCGACGTTTACTACGGTACTCGCCAGTCTCAATCAATTCTACTACTTTGAAGTAAATGTCAGCAGACTTGACGTTACGCATGAGTACCTTAAACTCTTCAGCAGCCACTTTTTTGTGACCACCTGCTAGAACCTGAAGAGTAGCCTTAGTAGACTTGTAAAGGTCTACACCGATCTGTGCAGTTGGACCACCGAGTGTTTCATAGAGAGGGTCTTCGCTGAAGAGTTCAGAGTACTGTTGAACGATACCACCCATAGGTGCAATACGAGCACCAAGAGATACGTCTGTACCTACAGCCTGTGACAGCATGTAGTCAAACAGACCAAACTTAACCGCATTCAGTACAGCAGTAGAGTTCTCGTCCTCTGGGTCGACCCCGAAGGCAACCAGTGCGGCTGTCATCTTAGGTGAGAAGCCCATGCCTCGTGTACCAAACAGGACTGTGTTGACACCTACAAGTCGTGCTCTCTCCGCCTTGGTCAAGTCACGACCAATGAGGATGTTGTCGATGAACCTGTTGGTGTAGGACATCCACTGAGTAGCCAGACCCATAGCTGCACCCTCTTGGTATGCACCCTTCTGTCCTGAAGTCATACGGTAGGACAAGACCTGTTCACGGTTTGCTACGTACTGAAGACCTGCTTCACTAAACACATCATCAGATATCTTCTTAGTGCCATGTTCAACAACAGCAGTTGCTACGGCAGTAATACGTCCAAACAATTCACCCATCTTGTAGGGTGTGAGACCTAGTTCTAGGAGTTCAGAAGCAGCCTTCTGTTTAGGATCAAAGGCGTTACCACTACGTTCAAGTACAGACGTACCTACAATGTCACGACCTGACTCACGCATGTAACGGACAGTAGTAAGCAGTTCCTCTTTGGACATACCCGCAAAGCCATTGGCATACATCGTATCAATATCCTTGGCAGCAGCCTTGGAAGTCTTACGCATCAGTTGTGCAATGATAGGTACAGCAGCTACAGCCTTAGTACCAGCCTTGGGAGAGATAGCCATGATCTGACTTACGTGTGATGCGTTTAGTACCATCTGATCGGGGTTAGCAAAACCCATCTTCAAGTGGAAAGACATAGCACGTAGACGCCCAGCGCCTGCATCCAACCAGTCCTCAGGCTTAGTCTTGAGACCCTTACCGTATCCCATAAACACACCCTCGTCATAGATGTGCTGGCCCATACGTACAAAGAAGTTGTTCTCTTTGTCTGTACGTTCCTCAAGACCCATGCGGCGTTTGATAACAGCCTGTTGGTCAGCCATGTCAGCATCAACAGTCTTGGAACCACCGCCTGCCTTAATCTTAGCACGGCGTAGGAAGTCATTAGGGTCAGTGGGAACTGGTCCATCAAAGGTTACGTTACCAAGACGTTTAGCCTTATCAACCCAACCATTAACCGCAGCCTGTGTAGCCTTGGAGTGGGTGTAACGGTAAGAGGTAGACTGGAACTGTTCCAAGATATTAGTAATAGGGTCTTGGTTGCTTACTCGACCACCACCATACTCAAGAAGAGGAGCATCCCCACGCTTACGTGCTACACGGCGTGACTGATAATCACCTACAGTGAGACCGTAGCTGTCAGTAAGTTCTGTATCTACCTGTTGGTCTCTCCGTTTAACTTCGAACTTACTCGCAAAGCTTTCCTTATGACGTTTGGAGAGGTCTTTGAGATCATCGAAGTTCTCTACAGAGGGGTTCCACTTGTTGTTACGTGAGATAATATCATTGACACGATCAAGGTCTTCACCAGACAGTTCAAGCTTGGAGATACTCTTAAGGCCAGTTGCCTTTAGCAAACCACCGATAGCCTCTTGGATAGTGTTAAGTTCACGAGCAGCAGAAGCAGCCTCCTTCTGGCTGAATGAACCTAGGAGACTACGGAAGCCTCCCTTACCCTTCTTACCACCTACGAAGTCTACATCAAACAGAGTGCCTACGAAGAAGTTAGTTGTTTCGTTGTTACGTGAGCCACCGAAGTTGTAGCCAAGTACATCAGACTTCTGGGGTACACGAGCATCTACTACGTCAGTGGCGTACTCAAAGAAGTTACCGTTGACGTCCTCGAAGGGTTCATCAAGCTTATAAACAATACGGTCACCTACTGCCGATCCACGGACAGAACCTTGGAGACGGCTAAACACAACAGCATCATCGGCTACCTGAACAGGTACACCAATAGTCGTGTAGCCATCGCTGATATCTACTGCCCAGCCGCCACGTTCTGTAACCTTCTTCAGGATTTCAGTAGCCTTGACATTCCAAGAACTGTTGTTGAAGTCTACCAAGGCACGGTAGGCTTTCATCTGTTGCTCAGAAGGTACACGACCATTGATAGCCATGAAGTCCTGCTCGAACTGAGCAGAGCTAGGAGCACCACGCTGTGAGGCCAGATCAATCTGAGTGTCACCAAGAGGACTATCACGGTAGGCTGTAACAACCTTGTTCAGTTCTGTTGATTCACCCTTAGACAACTTGGCTATGTCTTTGAAGGGTACATCAGCCTCCTTAGCCACACGAGCAACAAGACCCTCTGCAGCATTAAGCATAAAGCCTAGACGGGAACCAAGAGCAGTCTGTCCAGCAGAGAAGAGACCAGCAGCTGAACGCTTAAGGAAGCCTTCCTCTACGTTTACATCCTCAATCTCTGTAGCAAGACGGTTAGTAGGGATACGTTCCTCATACTCAAGATACCAGCCACGCTTGTCTTCATCTATACCAAACTCCTTGGTACGGTCAGACTTAAGCTGTACTGGTTTATAACGTGGATCATCCTTGACAGCCGCCATAGCTGCCTTCTTTGTTGTGAAGGGACTACCTGTGTCTGCCTTACCAAGCAGTGCAGAGTAGATATAGTTGTCTGAACCCTCGGCACGACGACGAGACACCTTAACAAAGGCGTTGGTTGACTGAGCAATAAGACGATCAGCTACTTCAGTAGTAGCCTCCGCCAGAGATTTATTTGAGAATGTCTTACCAGCAAAGGGAGACGACATCATCTCTGCCATCTTCTCAAACAGAGTAGACCGCTTGGTTCCCTCTACAACAACAGCAGCGCTGGGGGTGTTGACCGAGGGAGTAGGATCAAGACTGGTCGGGCCTGCCTTGTAGGAGACAGCAGGAGAGGGGTTAGAGCCGTTAAGTTGCTTGACGGTAGCCTTACCCCCTTCAACCACTCCTCGTGTTGCTGTAACAGCCTCTGAGACAGTCTTAGACTTAAGGAGGTCAGCTACTACTGAACGTGTACCCTCAGCAGCCTTCTTCACACCTGAAGAGGCGAGACGACCTGCAGCCTTAGTTCCACCAAGAGTAGCAATGTCTACTAGAGCTAGGAGTTGATTGAAGCCAGCATCTGTATCAGTACCAAAGTTATCAACCAAGCCCTGTAGTTCTTTCAGGCTTTCGTATTCACGAATGTTGAAAAGACCTTTAGCTTCTGCGTCAGCAATCTCTTTATCCCAGAAGGTATTAAACTCTTCGTCTTCCATAAACAATGAGTCAGCATACTTCTTAGAGAGACTTTCATCCTTACGGACAAGCATCTCAAGAACACCAATAGTGAAGTCTCGTGCTGTATTGAGAGTACCTGCAGCAAGCCACTTAAAGGTTGAGGGATCGTTTGCCTCAAGTCTCTCAGAGATACGTTTGCCGATCTTCTCGTAGTTAGTAAGAACACGGAGTGACTCAGGGTTGACAGTCTCGTCATCAACGAGAAGCATACTTGAGAAGATGAACTCCTGAGGAGAAACAGAAATCTCTTTACGAGCTACGTACTCACCAGCCAGACGGCCAGCCTCCTCCACAGACACACCTGCCTCATACAGGGTGTCAAGGTAACGTTCAAGCTGAGGGTACTGTTTAGCCAGACCCTCGTGTGTGAAGTCCTGTTTAGCTCGTGTCTCAGAGATAACCTGTGGGTCTTCATCAAGAAGGAAGGCTTGTTCTTCTACCTTCTCAATCTCAAGAGGAGAGTAAGGGTCAATAGGTTTCGTTTTAGACTGAGGTGTCTCTTCTTCAAGACCCCCCTCAAGCTCCTCGAAAGATGCAATGCTGTTCATTGTTAACCCTTATTTATTTCTTCAAGTAATCATAAACACCAGCAATGGGGTCTGCTATCGCCGTTGGGTTACCTGCCGCAGCAAAACCAAGTTTAGCAATGTCGCCGTATGTCTGGGCCTGCATGTTAAACTTGGAGATATTAGCAGACAGTCCACTCATCTGTGTACCAAAGCCAAGCTCTGCACCAAGCTGTGAACGACCTGCACCAATAGCTCCTGAAAGACCTGAACTCTGAGCAGTACCTGCAGCCTGAGCAGAGGCTCTTGCACGAGCAGAGGCTAGGATGTTGGAACGAATAGCAGCCCTACGTTGGCGTTTGGACTGAAGTTCTTGAGCTTTTTGTTGAGCAGCAGCAGCCTTACGAGTAGCCTTACCTGCCTTAACTGTACCTGCAATACCTGCGACTGCCCCAGCTGCTACAACACCCCCTACGATAGCAGTGGCAGCTGCACCCGCAGTCGCCGCAGCCGCACCCAAGACTGCTGTACCAATAGCTGTAAATATCGCCATTTTAAAATTCCTTCATGTAGTGGGTTTCCGCTTTGACGTAACCCTTTTTCTTGTATACTTTGGAGAGGTCTGCGATCTCTTCTAGGTACGCCATACCGATGTACTTAGCACCTCGACCTACTGCCCATTCCTCGTAGGCTGACATAAGACGGAAACCTGCAGACGTTTTACGGTACTCTTTGTTAACAAACCAAGCAATCTCAGAAGCTACTTTTTCAGAGGAGAAGAGTGGTTCCATTACTTGACAGCAGATGTAACCTACTATCTCACCATCCGTCTCTGCTACTAGGACGTTTACATCCTCCATGGAAAGGGTAGCTAGAAAAATATCTTGTGTCTTCTTAGCATCCCAAGAGTAGGGAAGCTTTGATTCCTTATGGAATTGTTTGAACAACATGAGACAGTCAAGGAGATCATCCTCAACTGCCTCACGAATGTTAATAGTTGTTGTTTTTAGCACCGATTACCTCGTAGCCTACTAGGTGGAAGTCTTTACCTGCAACACTTTCAAACCTAAGTTTCATTGATCTGCCTCGTCCACGTACCTTCGACTTAGTTACTACTGTGTCTGTCGGGTAATTGATAGACGATAGATCGTTAGGGTTAACAACAGGTACGTCCTTAAGCTTGTATATTTCTCTTGGAGTACTGTGACTCTTCGAGAGGTTCCAAGACACAGACATCAAACAGCTGGAGGGGTTGATGAACTCATACCCAAGACCACTAGCCGTGTAACCATCCTCTGTTACTCGCATGTATGTGGTGATGTAGGGAGCATTCTTAAATGTAGTAACGTCACCCATGAAATCATAGCCAGCCTCTGCAAAGCTCTTGTAGTCTGCAGTACCCCAGTCAAGGTAGGTGTCTCCACGGAAGGTAGCAAAGGTCATCTTACCCGTAGCACCGTCCCTTACAAGGAGTTTGATCTCACTGTCACCCTCAAGGTAGTCACGGAAGAGAGTAGCAAAAACACTGTCTGCACCGTTGACAACTGTATCTGCTCCGTTCACCACCTGTGTTTCAGTTGAGGTAGAACCAAGACCACTGTAGTAGGAAGTCCCTATGATGTATGAAGTACCACTATTCTCATCGGCAACTCTCCAAGGATAGAAGGCTTGGAGTGCCAAGTCCATAATGAGGATGTTGTTATACTTGTAGTCAATACTCTCTTCATTGTCAGGGTAGAACCAGAAGACACGTTGGTTGATCTTATCGTACTCGACCATAACCTGTGCCTTCTTAGCATTTGAGATACTATTCCAGAATGTCTGGATAGTACCAAGGGACAGGTTCTGTGCAGTAGGTACACTAAGGCTCTCACCCTGTTGTACACCGTAGATGCCCGTCTTGCCCCACCAGATAGGGATACCGTCTGCTACAATGAAAGAGTTCTCGTTAGAGAGACCTACGTCACTGATACGTGTGATAGCATACTCTGTAGCACGGAATACGTTATCAACACCAGCAACAGCCCAGACACCGTTCTCAGCAAACACCAAGAGGGAAGCACCCAGTACGTGTAGCTTACGGATGTTGTGAGCATCAGGGATACGAACAACACCACCGTCTGTATCTAAGAGGTCACTAAGGATTTCTGATGTAGGGTCATTGACTTGGTAGCAGTTACCTACGTCTGCCATACGTTCTGTCAAACGAGAGAAGTAAACCTTACCGCCGTTCTTGGCTGAGTCAATACCTGCGTAGAATACACGACCAGCGTAGGCAGCAACAGAACGGAAGCGACCAGTCTCAACCTCTGTTGTAAGTCCAGAACGTACTTTGTTAAACACATTAAGGACAAAGTGCCCGTTTGCGGCAAGAGACGAACCAGTATAAATCTCTTCCCAGTCAGTAGAACTAAAAGCACCAGTAGCATCCTTACCTGTATACCAAGCATGGGTAAGAGCATAAGTGTAAGTAGCAGGTCCACCGCCCTGTCCCCAGCCTACGTTCTTAGCATCATAAATACGTTGAGGAGAAGGAGAACCATCATTACTAAAATACTCACTGGTTACTTCAAGGTCAGTACCCTGCCACTCAAAGTCTCTCTCCTTAAAGGAGATAACATTACCAGTAAAGGCTTCCGAGTTTACGTTGAACTCCAAGTAAAAGGTATTGATTGCAGGAGAAGCTACAATCAAGTAACCGTTAAGAGCAGTTACTTGGATACGTTCATCAGAAGGAGATAGGTTGTTAGAGGCAGAGTATGTGTTAAGATCGACACTACCTGCGTACTTGTTAGCAGACAGAGGGTCCGTAGACTTCTCATAGAAGTAGATGTTGTTGTTTACTTGTACGACGAGGAACTCAAGGTTAAGTTGACCAGCTACGTTAGGCCAGTCAAGTGTCTGTACCAAAGCACCCTCAGGAACTACAACGTCCGAGAGTACATTGTTTTCTTCTAGGGTAACGGCCTTACGTCTACGGCGTGTACCGTCCCGTTCAAGGGAACAGTTAAGCTCATCAACGGAAGCATTTTCAGGGAAGGTAAGCTCAGAGGCCTCAGTGATAAGACCTTTGATAAAGGTGTTAACCGTTCTCTGGATCAGACTTTGTGGCATTTAGTTTTTCCTTCTCAGCCTGACGTTCTTTAGCTCTGTCATTAACAGCTTTTCTAGCAGTAGGTTTCTTGTGGGCTAGGTGAAGCTTAACAGCTGCAAGAGCACCAGCAGCACCTGTCCAACTACCCTGAAGACCAGCGGGAAGAGGAGCACCATTCTCATACTTCACTGCGTAGAACTTGTATCCATCCTGAGGCTTATAAACAACCAAAGCCTTTTCAGTCTTGTCACTCTTTACGGTGTATGTCTGTCCGTCTTCACTCTTGATAACTTCAATGTCTGCCATAGTTGTTCTTAGGCCTTCCTGTGTTTACTTTGTGCATATCGTTCTGTACGTACACTTTCTGTCTACGAGCAGCCTGTTCAATCTTTGGGTCTGAGCCTGACTTAAACAGGGACATAGCCGTAGACTTAGCTTCTGCAAGCAAGAAAGGAAACATGGTATCGTCAATGTCTGGTACAAAGGTATCAGAGAAAGCGTCGAAGGTAGGATACTTCACACCGTAGGCACGTGTCTTAGCAGATGTCAGAGTTGCGTCTACTGAGGCATCATAAGAATCCAAGACAACTGTGTCATCATCGAATGAGGTGTAGTACATAGGCATAGTATCGTTACGAATAAGAAGAATACTATCTGAGCCTACATCTGCTACTTGCTTAACAGAAGAGGAGAGACTGTCACGACCATCTGACAGACCAAAGAACTCATCAGGGGAAAGGTACTTCAAACGTCTGTACTCTACACCGCCAACACTTTTAGAGACGTTATAGTCAAGGAACTCAATGTTCTTAACACGAGTAGGGAAAGAGAAGTGAGTAGGACGAGCAGAACTGGAGAAGGAAGTGAGCTTGATTGTCTGTGAGTGTTCAGGAATAAACCGTGTAGCAATCATGTTGAAGTAAGTATTCTTTACAACCTGAGCAATCTGTTCTGCTTCGTTTGAATCAGAAATACTGTTGATCTCCTCTGAGTCCATGTCAGAGAGGATATTCTGTACCATTTCGAGGAGAGTCATTTTCATGTTATGCACTCATTCCAATAATAGAAACATAGATGTTGGCATAGTTTACGTCTACGTTGTCAGCATCTGCTTTAGTCTTGATCTCAATGAAGTCGTTCTGAGCCAAAGAAGTAACAGCAGTAACAGAGATAGAACCCCAAGAGCCAGAGGAGATAGTACGGATAGCACGAGAACCACCGATCTCTACTCCGTTCTTAAACAAGGCCCACTCAACTGCGTGACTTGTACCACCAGCTTGACTAGAAGACACGGTTAGGTTAATTAGGGATGTGACCTCTGTTGGGTCATCATAACGAAAACGAAGGTTAGGAGAAGTGACTACAGTAAAGCCTTCTACATGCGAAGAGGCTACTGGGAAGGATAGGAACTTCTCAGCTATATCTGTATCAATAGAGTAAGCATAAGGAGAAGTACTGTTGTAGGAGGTAGCTGCACCAAGGTGACGGTGAATAGGTTGCCATGTGCCACTACCAGTACCATTAGCTACGTATGCTTCACCACTGTTAGCAGTAGCTACACCTTTAGGTTCATGGAGAGCAGTACCAGTAAGAGATGAATGTTCTACGTTAGCCATATCAATTAGTCCTTAGCAGGGGAGACTTGTTAAGACTATTATACACACAGGTAAATATCTTGTCAAGTATAAAATAAGAAGGAGGGAATTTCTCCCCTCCCCCTTGTATTTAAGTTACACCATTGGGGCTGTAAGAACAGTCGCAAGGTTTTCTGGGCGGAACAGTTTAAGACCGTAACGTGCAGTAGTAACGAACTCTGTACGCTGGAAGTCTTTGTTGTACTCTGTGTCCACTTTAGGCATTTGACGCCATGCACCAACGAAAGGCAGAACAGTCTGATCAGCAGAGAAGAACATGTTCGTGATTGCGTTGTTAACAGTTGTACCACCGATTGTTTCGGCTGCTTCTGTCTTGAGGTAGTTCGATGTATAAACGTCGAAACCGTAGATGTTAGCAACAAAAGACATACCAGTTGCGATACCGTCACGTACGACACCTTCCCAGCGTGGGTTGTTGGATACGTTTGTAAGCTGAGACAGTGTGTTCAGTTCGTATTCAACCGATGGGTCAACGATAGCAACGAGGTTCTTCTGTGGGACTTTACCAGTCTTCAGAGCACGGAGGGCCTTGGCGAAGTCTTCTACGCCGATCTTGTTGCCTGTACCTGAACCGAGCATACGGTGATCAACACCGTTGATTGCGTTGCCGTTGTCAAGAGTTTGCTGACCACCGAGAGCCATGATGTCTGTTTCAACACGTTCCATCAAAGCACGTTCTTGGAGTGGTACAAACTGAGACATGATCTCGTTTGCGTAGTACACATCCTGCATCGCTTTGTTGGTGATGTAGTTACCTGACTGCAGGTACTCAGTGATTGAGAAGGTGAACTGTGAGTCGTCGATAGGATCGTACGTTACAGCTGTATCTTCTGAGTAGTTGTTGAGTGTCGCATCACCGATTGAAGGGATTTTGAATGTGTCGCCGTCTGGGAAAGAGTCCAGCCAGTTTACATATTTCATACCTTGCAGTTCATCACGCAAGATTTCTTTAAGTTCTGCACCCCAAACCTCTGCACGTTTTGCGAGGTCGAGTGTTGCTACTGTGTTACCAGCCATAGTCGTATTCCTTTATGAATAGAATCTGTCACCCAAACGGTCGGCATCTGCCATCATTTGCCGTTGAGTAGACGGTTTATAGTAGAGTGAAGAGTTCTCCCGACGAAGCTTCTGGTAGTACGAGAAGTCTTTTTCGGATGAACCATGCATTGTAGTACCCTCAGTACGGATACTTCCTTGCACCAGTGGGTTAGATACAGGGGCTGGCTTACCTACCAACTGCATAAAAGCAGCAGGAGACTTAGCAGCCATACCTTGTAGTTCACTCATTGGTAGCCCAAGTTCAGCAGCTTTCTGTTGTACCACAGATGATGCTTCTGTACCGAAGGCTTTTTCAAGCTCTGACTCAACGATAGCAATGTTACTCTTTGCAGAGGCTTCCTGCTCACGCTTCATCAAGGCTCTCTCAAGTAGGCTCTCAATGTCTGCTTCACTCGAACTAGGCTTGGTATCAGCTGTGTTCGACGTGCCACCATAATTCTTATTGGGGTCTGAAAGTTCGGCGGTGGAGGCCGAGGCCGTTTCTTTCAGGTGGTCCGTAACTCCTAGTCGGTAAGCCTGCCGTTCTAGGTCAGCCTTCAAAGCAGCATTCTCTTGTTTCATCTGTTCGATAAAACGATCTGCTTCAAGCTTACCCTTGGCTAGTGCCTCAACATCGTTGAACTTACGTCCCTCTCCCACAAGCTCTCCCACAACAGAGGGGTTGGTCCCCGCTTCAGGAGTTGTAGCCTGTCCACTCTGCGTTGCAGGGGTCACCTGCTCCTCAGAAAATACACTCATATTTAATCCTTGTCTATGTTGATGAGGTCCAGTACAGTGGTTACTGCACGATTGAACCCATTACGATCCGCCTGCTTGTATGCCCACGAGGGTGAGTCATAGTCTGCAGAAGGTAGTGCCTCCTTGAGCATTGGCTCTAGGATTTGTTTGAGGCGGTCTAGACTATCACGATTGGAGTGAAGTATCTGGGCAACCGCCTCTTTTTCTTTCTTTGACTTACAGTCCCTGAACCAAGCAGTCTTCATTCAATAGGTTCCTCAGGGACTTCCTCAGGGGCAGGTTGGAGTTCCTGCATACCCTGTGCTGCCATTTCCTCTTGCTCAGCCTCAAACTCTACCTGAGCCTCTGTGACAACCTTCTGAGTTTCCATCTGTTCTGTAACAGATACGTTCTCTTTGAAGAGTGCTGGCTCACCAAGTTCCTCAGATAGCAAACGAGCAAACTCTTTGCCTGAGAGGTGGGCTGCGACTGTAGGATCAGAAGCTTTGATCTGATACATAGTCGTGAGGTTCTGTACACGTTGAGCACGTTCAGCAAAGTGACGAGCACCCATTGGTACAATCTTACCGTTAGCCTTGATGTCGTCTCGTGTAATCTGAGTGAAGAAGTACAGGCCTGTGTCCTCATTGAGAACCTTTGCTGTGTCTTCGTAGTCCATATTACGACGAGCAGTTTCAAGCATGGCATTCAGGATAGGCTCAAGAAACACACGTTCGAAGTGGGCAGTCTTATGCTGGAAGATACGACCAGCTGCAGTCATCAACTGACCTACTTCAAATGCTGTTTTCTCACCTGCACTACGAATACCCATAGCCTCACGAGGAGCACCAGCCATCATCTCCATCTTGGCTTCGATGTTCTGTATCTGGAAGTCTGCATTCAAAGCAGTACTGTCAGGAACAAGGTAACCAACATCACCCTCATCACCAAGGTAGATACGAGCATTGGGTTGGAAGTCGAAGTCTTCTACATCACCACGGATTTTAAGAACAGGGTAAGCAATCTGGTCGAACACATCAGCCTTAAGGTTTTCAAGGTGGTCGATGCGGTACTGCATACCTACGAGGTTGTCCAACGGCCCCATGCTGTAGAGGTTGTCAGGACGATCACGCCAGCCTACATGGAAGATAGGATCACGACCAAGCCAAGATGGGTTCTCTTCGTTTGACAGGACGTACGCACGGTCTACGACAGTGATGATACGGTTGTTAAGAAGCTTACCACTTGTGTGGTCGTAGATGTCTCCGTAGAAAGTAAGAACCTCAACGTAGTCCGATTCGTAGTAGTCCGTAAGAGAGGCGAAGCCATCAGCTACAAAACCCTCAGACTTGTTAACGTCGATCTCGTTACCCTTAGCAGCACCACGGTTACCGAGCATCTTGTTGAAGATGTCTGCCATGTACTCTTTAGATGGATCACTCTCAACCATCCGCTGGATTTCACCCAAGGTAAGAACAGACCTAACGACTTTAGGTGTGTCCGAGAAATCAGAAGCAAGAGGGTTAAAGCAAATATCGAAGGGAGAGATACGGATAAGTTTAGGACCAACGTAGTTTACAATGCGGTCACCGTCTTCGTAGTGAGTGATCTTACGTTGAAAGTCTACAGTGGCAAAGCAGTTACCATACTGGATGTAGTCATTAACAAGCTTACTGGTTGTGTTTACAAAGTCAGACTGACGAAGCTTGTTCTGCATATAGGCTTGGATGATAGACCGTTTGATCTTTGTATCCGAGTCAGCATCCTCTGCCTCAAAACGGAACCACCGCTTCTGTGGAAACAAAGCAGCAAAGTAGTTTGCGTGAAGGTTATCAGCAATCTGCGTAAGCTTAGGGGTAGTTGTTGAGTTAGACCAAGGAAGTTTGTTGTTAGAAGTAGTCCGAGTATCCGTAGCATAGATGTAGTTACGAAGCTCTTTCCACTCTTTAATCTTACCAGCACGGGCGTTGTTCCAAGAAGACCAACGATTAGAAATCTCAACAGCTAGGCTGTGAGGGTCAATCATGCTTTCAATGTCAATAGTAGTACCAGCCATTTTGACTCCCAGTCTTAGCTTATGTGTTAATAATAACACACTGTGATATTTATGTCAACAACTAAAATGCAACACCACCAAATTTAGGGTGAAATACTACATTATTATCTTGACTTCTATTTTTACGTACAGAAGAACTTGGCTTAACTGCTACTTCAACAGCTGCGGCAAGACAGTCTTTACAGTCATCATGCGCTGGGTTGTAAGAGACAAGCTCCTCTTCCAGCACCTGACAGTTACCACCACGGTAGTGATACATCTGCAAGTTGTCATACCGAGGCTCAAGGATAGCAGCGATTCGTTCTTCTTTGGAACCCTGATGTCTGTTAGGTCTGTGCTCGTCAATCTTAAGAGCAAGACCATTCGGTTTGATGTAGTTATCTTTGAGTTCAGAAACGATAGCAGACTGAGCAGCTGTACACTCAGCACGTAGCTTCCTAAAGTCCCAACGGTTGAGAAGGTCTAGGATGTGACGGAAGTACTCTGAAATCTTATCAGTCTTAAAACGGTCAATGTCTAGTACGAATACGTTGTTCTCTGAGTCAACACCAATTACAACGATAGCTGTATAGTCAGCCCGTTTACTTACTGAGTAGGCAAAGTCAACTGCGGCACTTACATTAAGCTTCCGCCCCTTGTAGAACCACTGTCCACCATCTCTGGTGAGATGCTTCTTGTCATAGTACTGGAACTTCTCATAGGCAATAGGCTGACTGTCAGGGTCAGTAGGGTCATTGTAGTACTGTGCTCTAAACTGAACACGGTCCAGATACTGTCCACGTTTCTTGGCGAGGATAGGGATGTCAAAGCCGAACATCTTACCGTCTTTACGCAACTGTCGTGGCCACAGGAACTCACCTGTCCCATCACCGTTATCTTCTACTGCCCGTTCCATAACCTCGTAGATGTTCTCTTTACCTACAAGCTCACCCTCTTTAGAGTACAGGTCTTCCTCCATACCCATCAGATCAGAGTACAAGTCCTTCGGGTGGTATCGTGTACCCACTACCCACTCCTGAGCTTCACTACCTTCAATGGATGAAAGAAGGGAGTACTGAGACTTAACCTTATTACGTCCCTCGTTGGAGTAAGCATTCTCAAAAACAACAACGTCATCTAGTACGGCAATATCGCAGTGCATACCTGTGAGAGACGTAGTAAGACCGCCTGTAAAGATTGAAGGGTCACGGATAGCTTCCTTCTTACGGTCTGGGTGATCAAGTGCAATCTCTGATGTAGTCCACTTCTCACGTTTACTCTCATCCTTATGAAGATGATCTGGCCAGTACTTCTGATGAATGTCTGACTCAAATATGTTCTTGATAAACGATAGCTGCTTCTGTGCTAGGTTAGATGTAGCAGAGATATACAGAACACGTAGGGTTGGGTTCTTGGTAAGCTCCCATGCAACCCTGTAAGCAACAAGGGCAGACTTACCATGGTCACGAGGAAACAGAAGAAGCTGGTGAGACTTAGCATCCTGCCGAGTCCACCACTTACATACGTCTTCGTGACAACTTCCGAGAACACGTTGAGGAGCAACAAGCCTGATGAAAGTCACCAAGCTTGCCTCCGCAGCTTCTCTGATTTCGTTTACACTCGCCATTTGGCTTCCAATCCGTTGTCAGTGTGGCTCAGAGAGCGCTTAATTTAAGGCGCATCTTGCCATTTTTTGCTGCTCGGTCATGCACTCTTATTCCAGCGGCGCTGTCAGCGTCTACTCCTGAAATTGATAGCGGATGATCACAACACCAGAGCCGCCTCTGGCTCCAACTGTAGACTGGTTCGCTGAGCGTGTTGCGCCGCCGCCGCCATAAGCAGTGCCAGCAGGTGTCAGGAAGGAGTTACCCCCTGCGCCACCAGAGCCTCTAGGGGAGGTGTTGTAAGCCTCATAGCTACCTCCAGCGCCGCCGCCGCCAACAATGACGGTCCATGTGGCTGGGGCTGCGAGTGCAATATTGCCAGCTAAGTAACCACCAGCACCACCGCCGCCACCATGACGGTCTCCACCGCCACCACCACCGCCTACGACTAGGTATTCAACGGTCTGGGCGTCACCATTTGTGATGGTGAACGTCCCACTGCTTGTGAAGGTGTGGTATTTGTAGTTGCCGTCTGTTGTGACTGTGCCGCCTGTGGCAGTCATCCATGTATATGAGGCTTTGCCACGGAAGGCGTTCAGAGAGATTGATCCACTCGCTGGTATCCCGCCAGTAACTCCATAATATTCAGTCATGCTGATAGGGTGAGAGCCGCCAAACTCGTCCTGTATGTCCTGAAAGCTCGCTGTGCCTGTTGGTATAACCATTACACTGTACCGTAAGCTGTGACATTCCCTACAACAGTCAGGTTTCCTGAAGCATCTAGCTTCATTTTGTTGACACCACTAACGGCAAAATACAGAACTCCGCCACTCTCCTTGACTGTCCACGATCCAAATGCTGAACCAAGAGGAAAGGAAACTGGGCCTGTGTTGTCTGCGTCTGCCGCCTCGTCTACGAGTATCTTGCTCATGTCACTGGCTCCTCTGGCCATATTACGCTGTCTGGGAATGTCTCCTGATCTGTTACGTCCCTAAGTGCTTGACGGTATACAGCCCAAGCCGCAGTGTCCACAGGGGCATCTGCAAGTTGCGTCCAGTCACTGTCGGACAGCAAGCCATTTCGCTTCAGCCTAATAGCGTCTGAGGCTGGAATATCAGGCACTGCGTCCCAATCAACCCCCTGTGGTATCGCTTCTGCTACCCACTCTCCAGAAACCCAACGTAGAACGGCCCAATCAGGGACTTCTATTGGAGTTACCTCTACACAACCCGCAGGTATTAGCATGTTAGAGGGATCAAGAGGGTCTACATCAGCAATAGCTTCGCCAATGAAGTAGCCATCAATGTCAGTTTGGTAGACTTTCATGTTTGCCTCAGTATTTGATGCAGGCTAGTGCTGCAATGTTGCGTGGGCGTGTCTCTGTGCCGCCAGTATTCTCAATGTGGTTTCCGCCGTAGCCATCTGTCCAGTTACCAGATTGCCCACCCATGAATGATCTGGTCTGAGAGCCGACAACGGCGATTGGTCCGCCAGCAAGGCCCCAAACCCTGTGCCTATGACTTTCAATCTCGTCCGCCTGAGCCGAGGCAAAGCTGCGTCCACTGTCTACACCACGGGCGTCATCCCAACCCCTCACAAACTCACCACGCAGGTCAGGAAGGTTGAATGTTGTGCTGCCATCTCCCACACCCCAAGTTGTGCCGATAACGGCAAACAGGTCCGCATAGGTTGTCCGTGACACGGCTGCGCCGTTTGCCTTCACAAAGCCTGTTGGTGGCGTAGAGGCCGCAAAGTAGATGAGAGTGCCAACAGGGGTTCCGCCCAAGCTGATCTCACCATCTGCGTCTGGTAGGGTAATAGTTCTGTTTGTATTGCTATTAGGCGAGGCAATGGTGATTACACCTGTGCCTGACGCATTTGAACTTAACGAAATCTTGCTCATATGCTAGGAACCTCTGGCCATGTTACGTTGTGTGGGAAGCCTGCCTGTGCGGGGACATCAAGGAGTGCCTGACGATAAACAGCCCATGCAGCCTGTGTGTCAGCATCAAGCGCAGCCCAGCGCAGCGGGTGCGTTACGATCTCGTCCATGTCCATCAGCTTTTCGTCTCGCATTGATCGAACAGAACGTGCAAGGTCAGCATCTATTGCTTCTTGAGTAGGCTGCACCCACGCAGAACCTCCCCAAGTGTGAAGGTGGCTTGGGCGCAATGGCGTCTCGACTGTGCCGCTTGGGTAAGCCGCAACAATCTCCTCGCTGGGGTTGGTAATTGTTTCCCAGTAGCCACGTTTAGGATGAAAGAAACCCTTGCTCATTATCTAACCTCCGTCCAGAAAGCGTCAGTTGTAGACACCGCCCCGTAACGGTAATACCAGCCATTAGGAACCAATGCGACCCTAGTAGACCGTGCACCACCATCCCCACCGCCTGTTGTGATCCATGTCGAGTTGTCCGACGACACCTCCATGCGGAGGCTGTCTCGGTTGCTATTCATTGCCGATACGAATATGGGCTTGCCTGTTGTGTTTTGGTATGACGTGCCTGCGTATGATCGGCTTACCGTTTGCGGCGTTTGTCCGACACCAAGGCCACTGACGGGAAGGTTTGTTAAAGCTGAACCATCAATAGCTGGCAGTACCCCAGTCAAGTTACTTGCATCAACAGTACCGTCAAACTCAGCAGCCGTGACACCTGTTGTTCCGTCTAGTGTAATAGCCATATCAGATTACCACCCATCTTCCGCCAGTCTCAACAGTAACAGTGACACCTGAGTTGATGTCGATTGGCCCTGTTGTCATGGCATTTGTTGTTGCTGCTACGGTGTAGTTGGTTGTGACAACCTGACCGTTCTCAACGAATATCTTGTCTGTACCACCACCAGTAGCTCCAGCAGAAGCATCAACCCAGTCATAGTCTGAGCCTGTCCAAGCCAATACCTGATCAGTTGTGGCTGTGCCTGTGTTCAAGTGAGTGTCTACATCGGCGTCTGCATAACCAGCAGGTACTGTAGCCCAGTCGTAGTCTGCACCATTCCATGAGAGGTACTCGCCTGTAGCCGCTGTGCCTGTATTCAGGTGTGTGTCTACGTCAGCATCGGCATAGGGTGCAGGTGTGCCTGTGAGGTCACTGTAAGCGCCTGTGGTGGCCACTGTGGCTAGGTCTGCTGCTTGGATTGCACTGTCCGCCAGAGCACCCTGAGCCGCCGTGGCGTAGGCTGTACTGTCGGTAGCTGCCGCTGTACCGAGTGTAGGTTTGCCCGTCAAGTCGGCATAAACACCTGTGGTTGCGACTGTAGCTAGGTCAGCGGGTTGGATTGCACTGTCTGCCAGAGAACCTTGAGCAGCTGTCGCATAGTCTGTGGATGCTGTTGTTGCGGCTGTACCAAGTCCAAGGTTAGTACGTGTAGCACTTACGTTTGCAAGGTCTGACAGATTGTTGTTGGCAAGCAAGGCTCCTGAAAGAGAAGCATAGGCTGCAACCCAAACAGAACCCTCATACACTTTCATAATATCGTCAGTGGTGTTGAAGTACAAGGCTCCAGCAACGAGTGCATCACCATCATTATCTAGTGTAGGGTCTGATACCTTCTGACCAAGGTAACGATCATCAAACGAGTCCAGAGCAGCAAGGGCTGCATCCTTAGAGGCCTGAGCAGAGCTTGCAGAAGATGCAGCGTTAGAAGCAGAAGTAGACGCTGAAGAAGCAGAGGAAGCCGCAGCGGTCTCTGAAGCAGCAGCAGCTGTTTCACTCAGCCCAGCCGCAGCCTCACTAGCAGATGCGTTAGCTTCTGACAAAGCAGCAGCCGTTTCAGATGTGAGGGCAGCAGCAGCAGATGCAGAAGAAGCAGCCTCAGATGCGGCTGCATTAGTCTCACTTGTTGCCGCATTCGTTTCTGATGTAGCAGCATTGGTCTCACTTGTAGAAGCCGCAGTCTCACTGGCTGCAGCATTCGTTTCACTTGTAGAAGCCGCAGTCTCACTGGCTGCAGCATTCGTTTCACTTGAAGCTGCATTCGTTTCAGATGTCGAAGCAGCTAAGGCACTAGCAGCTGCGTTGGTCTCTGAGGTACTAGCATTTGTTTCGGAAGTTGCTGCGTTAGTTTCTGACAAAGCCGCAGCTGTCTCGGAAACAGAAGCAGCTGTTGCACTTGTTGCGGCATTCGTTGCGCTGGTAGACGCAGCAGTAGCCAACAAACCAGCAGCAGTCTCAGATGCTTCAGCATTAACTTCAGCTGTCTCAGCATTATTCTCAGCCAACTCAGCAGCAGCCTGTGCTACCAAAGCCGCAGCCTTAGCAGCCTCTACATCAATAAGGTAGTCAGTCCCATTGATAAGTAAACCAGTAGCACCAATAATGTTATTACCATTAAGGTCTAGGTCTGCCTCCATAGCATTAGGAGTACTACCATCCAAAGACAGAGTATTATCTAAAGCATCCCTTAGTTTCTCAAAGTTGGAGTTCAACGTCTCAGTAGAGTTAAACCCTGACTGTAGAGTTGATATTGTTGGTTTCTTAGCCATGTCAGTTAATCAACCCAATTCTAGTTGCATCATCTTTAGTGTCTGCCTCATTACGGGCAGCTTCCTTCAAAGCACCATCAAGTTCTTCCTTAGATGGTCTACCTCGTTTCTTATCGTTACCCTCTAAGTAACCAGCATCAGCCAAGTACTTCTGAGCATTGTAACTAGCCTTACCTTCTTCAAGGTCATTGATCATACCCCTGATGGTACGAGCCTTCAACTTCAACATCAACTCTTTCTTCATCTGTTGGTGGTGTACCTTAAACCATGACAGGTTACACAGGTTCTCCCAAACAGAGAAGTCCCCAAACACAGATAGAGCAAACTCGTACTCTGTAGGGTCTTCCATATCAATGTATATCTTATGAAGTGACAGGTAAGTCTTATCACCTACCTTATGATCTTTCTTCTTCAAGGAGTAGTTTGTAAACTCATTACGAGTGTCTGGAAGTGTAGTCTCATAGAACCACATCTTACTAGGTTTCTTAGCCATGTCTCTGTTTGTTCCTTTACAAGAAGAAAGGGGTTAAGGTGTTACCTGCTACATTAACAGGTCATCCTTTAACTCTCCCTCTTATTAATGTATACATGCAGGGGAGACTTGTTAAGACTATTATACACATGCTGATTTGGGATGTCAAGAACTATTTTACCTAACTATGAAATTAACTAGGTTATGTGACTATGTTACCTATTAATGTTACCTAGGGTGTCTAGAATTTCTGTTAGTAAATATTTTTGTGTGTTGTACATACAGCAGGCCACCCCCTAACCCCCCTTCCCGCCCCTAGACTTGTTGCATATTTATCACATGGGGGTGTCATTCCTGCCACAGTGTTACCTGATTGTGTCACCTGTTGCCCGTATGTCACAGGTTGGAGTAGGTATGTTATACTATAACACTATTGTTGCGGTG